ACCCCAGGCTGAACGACCGGGATAGATTCATCGTATGTTTTTGTCTTGCTGCCTTTGGCGGCGCCAATTGCTTGAACGCCTCCAATGATTGCCGGGAGTGCTGTAAAGATTGACATTACGCTTTCCTCATGGCTTGTTCGCCTGCTCGCTGTAACGCATACATCATGCGAGCACCCTCTCTGCGTTGTTCAGCCTTGCTCTTACCAGCACCCTTCAAGCGACCAATCCCTCTTACTGCTTTCGCATTAACGACAAACTCGCCGTCACTAAGCATGGCGGGAATATCATCAGATGTTTCGGTGCCGGGGCCAGAAATGGGGCCGTTCATTCGAGGGAAGTCAACATCGCCGCCTTCAGAAAATCCACCGTATGTAGGCTGAAAGCCAGGATCACCAGAGGGCTTTGTTCCCATTCTGGAGCTAGACTTCCCTTGAAGCATGTTTATAAGTTCGATTAACTCCTCGCGAGTCATCGTCTTTGGGTCTTTTTTCAAAAGACTTTTCTTTTCTTCTGCTTTCGCTTGATTGGCACGATAATTTTCCATGCCTCTTTCCAACAGACCGCCGATACCTTGAGCCGCACTTCTAATACCAGAGCCTATGCCGCTTGCGATGCTTCCTAACGTTGACATGATGCCGCCTTCAGCCATCATCATGGGATTTAAGGAGGCTATTCCTCCTTCGACCATGCCTATTGGTCCTATCTGATCGTTTATGTACTCTTGAATGTCGTCATAAGGAGGCAAACCTTTTTCTTCTCTTTCTTTATTTATCTCATCTAAAAACTCTTGAGTTTCAGGACGAGAAAAAACATCCTCTCCCATTACTGGACCAGGGCTTGGTGATGGAGAGGGTGAGGGCGTGAGTGTAGGCGCTGGTTGACCAAAACCAAAACCCGAAGGCATCGTGGGGGGCATCAAAGGTCCGCCAATATTTGGTGCGGCCATTGGATAATTAATATATTGAGCACCAGGAGCGCGTTGTTGCTGAAAAGCTCCAGCCAATGGGTTTAGAACATCAGGTGGTATGAAACTGGTAGACCCAGCGAATCTGGGATCTATTTGCTGCAGCTGTGTTAAGGGAAACTGCCTGAATAGGTTAGGATCTCTTATGACCTGACCAGTAACAGTTCTTAAATCTGAGCCTAGTTGTTCTCGACTTACCATTTAACACTTCCACCTACGTCTAGCTTGTCGTAGCCTTGAGTTTGGATCTTTTGCAGCCTTGGGAAACTTCTTCATCTGCCCAGCAGATCGAGCACAAAAAGACTTTCTACGCTTCGCACGCTTCCCTTTAGGGTTATCCTCCGTCACCGCTGTCTGGAGTTTACTACCAGGATTTGCCCTACGATAGGCTTTTACACCTGCTTCTGTCATACCTGCGCCCTTTTCTGTTGGGCGAAAGTTCTTCTTGTTACGCTTCGGCATCTTGTCGCGCTTGCGTTTGCGCACTGCGCCACCGTTTGAAAACTCCTCGGCATAACGTTTAAACATTACGAATACCTTGTTTTCTTGCGTCGATCAGACATGACGGCACCACAACCCCTATGGTTACGACGGACTTCGCCGCCAGAAGCCTTTTTGATGATTGTTTTTACATTAGTAGGCTTTCCACCCACACCTTGTGGCTTGGCACGCTTTCGACGCACTGCACTACGCCGTTCAGCCTCAGTCATTTGTTTTGCTTTTGCCCTGGGCACGCACTTAGGATACTTACGCTTTGAGCCTTTTACTTTGGCACGGCCACAGGCTTGGAACTTACCGTCTTTCTTTGGTGCTCCAATATCTACCCAGTCGCCCTTTGGGCCTTTGCCAAACCACTCTGTTAGACTCATCGTTCTTTCAACAGCTTCTTATATTTGTGTACTCTGTTTCGTGCTCTTCTTTCTAAATCTTTGTCTTTCTCTCTCAAGGCCTTGCCTACATCGCGCCTAGCCTTCATGAGATTTTTGATAAGACTGTCTTTCTTTGGCCCCTCTGGCAGAGGAGAGGTCTTATACTTCTTGCCATCTACGACAATAAAACGATTGTTTCTCATTTCTTCTTCTGAGAGTCAATAAACTGCCGGTATACTTTTGCTGCGCCAGTCTTTTTGGCCACCCTTGCTCTTTGCTCCATGGCAACTGCTGCCTGTATCTTGTGAGCGTGAGTGCGACCAGATCTTCTTATCTTGGCAACACTCGCTTTTGCATCAGCTATGGTCGCAAACTTTAAACCAGTGATAGTGCCCTTTGGATTCTCATCGGTGTAAAGGTCGCTATGCTTTCTGCTTCTAGCAGGCTGACCCTTCTTCCTTGGTATCCTAGGGTTGCTTCTCATCGATCTATCAGTCTAGCTCTTCTTGCTATAAAGCCCCCACCCCTCACGTTCCTAATCTTCTTCGCGGCGGAAGATGTACCACTGCTTTTAGGTTTTGGCCCTCTGAAGTCTTTACGCTTCAAGCCAGATGGGTCTTTGATTTTGCCTGCACAAATCTTGCTGGCATAGGCATTTGCGTAAGCTGATGGATATACCTTGAACTTGCGCTTAGCTGCTGCTTTACCTCTAGGGCATAGTTTTGTCATGAACCTACACTCACTACTATGTTTCCGTTAGTGATCACTTGTACTGATCCAACGCTTGCAGTTGCTTCAAGCGGGTCAGTTGTAAATGGCAACGGCTCAGATAAGCTTATCCAGTTGTTACCATCGTACACCTGCAACACGTTTATCGATGTGTTCCAGATCAAGTCGCCTCTGTTAAACTTTAACTCATCTCGCTCTTTTCTGGTAAACAAAGGTGTCGAGTCTGGATCAAGAGAATCAAGGCTCAACTCCAGTAAACGCACTGTTCTGTTGAACGTGCCGCCATCGACCATTTGGCCATTTTGAACAAAAGGCAAACGGCCTTGTAATACTTTGCTCATCGCCTGCCGTTTGGTTGCACATCTATACGAGTGCCGCCAATCCTGAAGCCAAGCCCTAGTCGAACACCTGTTTCGCCATCATCGTCTGATTCAAAGCGCACAACCGCTTGTCTGCCACGAGCTCGTGCATCTATCTTTGTTGTGCTTGCTGTAAAAGCGGTGGTCTGATCTGTGGTCAGAGAGTCACCAGGGAAGTTTCTTGCTTTGATCACAAAGTTCATGGCTTGAGTTGCACCACCATCGCCTGTGAACTTAACGTCTGGTATGCACCTGCGTATAAACTGAAACTCTTCTCCATCACCCAGGTCAAAGTCGGCGCTTTCGATAAACACGTTATCCATGGGTGAGCCATCGTTATCAAACCCGGTTTCATGAGAATAAACGTAGTTCCTGGTGCCGTCGTTGCCTGTTGCACGAGGGAAGCTTTCAAGGCCCTCATCAAGCCAAGCTGTTCTAGAGAGATTGCCTATGGCCCATGTTTGTTCGACATAGTTGTAGGTGACATATCGATCAATGACGGTGTTTGTGCCAGAACAATAAAACCAACCAACTTCATCAAACTGCTTATTTAAGAAAGCAAACACCTGAAAAGCTTGGCCTTCGTTAAAATCATCAAACACATAGGATCTAACGCTGCATGGCACTGGTTGAACAGCGCCTTGGTACGAGTAGAACCCTTTCTTATCCATCCAAAACACACCAGCTGGAGTGTTGATGGAAGCGTTTGGTCCGATAAGACTCACGCCTTCGTTAATTAGGTTCAAACCAAAGGTAAGAGGCGCCCCAATAAACTGTAAGCTGTAGAGCGCAACGTCAGTCCATATCAGCGTTTCTTGTCTAGCCCGCAAGCCACCAATAATTTGTGAGCCAGCAGAACATCGTAAAGAGCCGGCTGTATTTGTAGCTGTTGGAAACCACTCAGCAGGATTCTCTTGGTCAGAGAAAGCAACAAGAAGCGGATCTATAGTGCCCGTGCGCGCCGTTGCTGCATCGTTGATTGGGTCTGCGCCAAGGGCAATCACATGTCGATCTACATCAGATACAAGAACTTGCAAAGCTGCCGTCGGCGTAAAGTTTGCGCCAGAAAGCGCAGATATATTTACGGCTCGATCAGTGCCTAATGTTTTTGCACTCGTGTCCCAGTAGTAAATACCGCCTGCTCGCACGTTTGATATCAAATCTTCACCGAAGCTATCCATAGACCACAAGCGAAGTTGATTCAAGGCACTCAAAGAGCTTGATGAACCCCATGTTCCTGCGCCCCATGTGCCAGCACCCCAACCTGTGCCGGCAACAAATACATCAAGGCCCACGTTGATTTGGTATGCACCTACTACAGAGCTACCGCCGTTGCCACTATCGCTGCTGTTGGCGGTGACAGTTGTGCCAGAGGTGTCTTTTGCTGTTATCACATATACGCTGGTGCTAGTGATCGAATCAATCTCATACTCTTGATTAAGCACTGCTGCAGTTACGTTACCGCCCAGAGAAGAAGCGCCACTAAAAGTAACAAAGTCTCCTTTAGCCGCACCGTGAGCAGTGTCAGTTACGTTGATTGAGCTAGACCCGTCACTCGCTCCAAAGGTCACATCACCTGCAGATGTGGTGGATCGTATAGGGGTGATGTCGTTGTAGTTTGCACCAGACTGTATGTAGAGCTTTGATCGAGTGCCAAGGCCGAGAAGCTTGGTGCCATCTAAAGAGGTCCAACCAAAGAGTTTTCTGCCAGTGCCCTCAAAAGAAGCAGTGATAAATTTTACCCAGCCACCTATCTTTTCAGGCAAGCCTTTTCGGAATCGAACAAGATTGCCATCAAACCATCCACCTTCAGCGGTGTAGTCTGTGCCCTCTTTGTTGATGCCAGGG